CCGTCGTTCTTCAAGCAGCACACCGTGACCCTTGAACCGTTCATCGGCAAGAACGGCTACGGCCAGGACGTGTACGGCCCGGCCGTGCAAGTGCCCGGCTGGCTCGAGGAGACCGCGAAGCTGATCCGCAAGCCGGACGGCTCCGAGGTCGTCTCGTCCTCGCAGTTCCACTGCGACCTGGACACGGCCTGTCCCGCGCGCTCGCGCGCGACCCTCCCGTCCGGGGCGGTCACGCTCGCGCTCTCCGCGGCCCGCAAGGACGGCGGCACGTGGCCGGTCCCTTCACACCTCGAGATCGCATTCGAGTAGGAGGCGACATGGGGCAAGTCCGGGTCACCTGGCACGGCGACGAGATCAAGAAGCGCCAGCGTGCAGGCCGCAACAAGGGCCTCCGCGCCGCCGCCGAGTATCTCCTGGCCGAGTCGCAGCGCCTCGTCCCGATCGAGGAAGCCACGCTCGAGCGCTCCGGCGTTGCGAGCGTGGACGAATCGAAGGGCAAGGCCGCGGTCTCCTACGACACCGTGTACGCGGTGAGGCAGCACGAGGAGCTGACCTGGCGGCACGACCCGGGTAGGCAAGCGAAGTACCTGGAACAGCCGTTCGAGAGCGAGCGGCCGACGATGCTCGCGCTGATCGCCGCCGCCGAACGAAGGGCGCTCCGCTCGTGAGCACCTGGACTGCGGACCTCCTGATCGGCCTGGCCGAGTACGCCGCGGCGAACGGCGGCGGCACCTGGAACCCGGCCGGGATCTACACCTCCGGCCAGACCGGGATCATGATCGCCGCGTCCCCGCCCGAACCCGACAAGGTCGTCATCCTCACCCCCTATGGGCCCTTGGGGCAGTGGGACGACGGCGACGTCCTCCAGGGCCTCCAAATCCGGTACCGGGGCGCGCGCAACGACCCCACCTCCACCTACGACCTCCGCGACACCTGGCGCGACCTCCTCGACGGCATCGGCGGGGACGGCCTCGTCGAGATCGGCGGGGTCCTGGTCTCCCAGATCTTCGCGAAGTCGGGCACCTCGCTCGGCTTCGACGGCAACGTCCGCCTCGAGTGGTCGGACAACTTCCACATCCAGGCGGCGCGGCCGACCGCGCTTCGCCAGTAACGAAGGAGCACACCATGTCCGAGGGCACAGCGCTCGCGCGCCGGTTCCGTCTCGACATCAACATCGGCACCGAAGCGGTCCCGAACTGGCAGGAACTCAAGGGCCTCAACGAGTTCAATGGCGGCCCGATCTCCCCGATCACCCAGGCCGACATGCACTACGACTCCGACGGGTGGAAAGGCTACGTCAAGACCGCCCAGGAGTACCTGATCGAGGGCAACGTGTCGGTCAAGCGCGACCGCACCACGAAGCTGCTCAACACCGTGCACCAGTTCCTCGAGGACGCTTCGAAGGCGTTCGACGGGGACGAGATCGTCGAATTCAGGTTCTACGACCGCGGCGGCCAGCAGATGGGCGCCTCGGGTTGGGGCATCGTGACCTGGACGGCCGACGGCGGCGACGCCGAGCAGAAGGGCACCGTCGCGTTCAGTCTCATGCCCGACGCCGACCGGCCTCAGCTCGAAGCCATCGCCAACCCGCTCAACGACAGCCCCGACCCGGTCGTCGACGCCGTCGCGCCCGCCACGGGTGACGACGCGGGCGGCACGCTCGTCAAGATCACCGGCGCGTTCTTCACCGGCGCCACCGCCGTCACCTTCGACGCGGTCGCGGCCACGAGCATCAACGTCGAGTCCTCGACCACGATCTACTGCCTCACCCCCGCGGGCACCGCGGGAGCGGCGGACGTCGCGGTCACCACGCCCAATGGCACCGGCACGAAGGTCAGCGCCTTCACCTACACCGCTTAAGGGGCCACGTTGACCAGCGAAGCCGAAAAGCACGTCTGGGAGGACGGGGACGACCTCGTTGTCGCCCTGGACCTCCCCGGCGGGCCCCGCGAGTACGTCGTCCTCGACGTCACCGCCGAGACCGGCCTGTGGGTGCAGTCCCTCACCGAGAAGACCCGCAAGGCCAAGCGCCGCATCGACGCCGGCGAAGCGGCCGAGGACGTCGACGCTGATCTCCATCTGTCCGACGAGGAAGAGTCGCGGCTGTACGAACGGCTGCTCGCCTCCACCCTGGAGGACTTGAAGACCGACGGCGTTGGCTGGAAGAAGACGAAGCTCCTCGGCCAGATCGCCTACGCCTGGGTCGTCGCCGACGTGGACGCAGCCCGGAAGGTGTGGGAGGCCGGAGGCTCGGCCCCAAAACCCAACCGGGCCCAGCGGCGGGCTACGACCGCGTCTGGCTCCAAGACGAAAACCGGTACGGGTGCGGGGAGCCGGACGAGCACGGCATCTACTCGTGGTACGAGCCGGCGGAGCTGACCATCGCGTCGCTCATCAGCGACCACTGGACACTCATCGACGCCGACCTGCACTCCGAGTACGGCATCGACACCGGCTCCGGGATCCTCGCTGAGCGGTCATGGCCGTGGCTGAAACGCCGCGTGATCGGCCTGCTCACCTGCGAATCCCGCATTCAACGCAAGCTCGCCCCGCCTGAGAAGCAGCCCGCCGTCCCGAACGTTCCGCGAAGGGGGTGACGGGTGGCCCTCAATCTGGGTGAATTGAATGCGGTCATCGACGCCGACGACCGTGGTTTCAACCGCACCATCGACCGCGTGCACCGCAAGCTCGACGAGACCGGCGTCCGCGTCGGATCGGTTTCGGGCCTGCTGCGCGGGATCGGGAAGGCCACCGCGTTCTCGGCCATGGCGACCGGCGCGGCTGGCGCGGCGAGCGCGATTGGGCCGCTGCTGTCGCTGGTGTCGACACTCGGCGTCGCGATAGCGGGGCTCGGCCTCGCCATACCCGCGTTCGCAGCCTCAGGTGCCGCGGTGATCGGGACGCTCACGCTCGCGTTCAACGGCATGAAGGACGCGATCGCGGGCGACGAGGAGGCCCTGGAGCGGCTGCCGGGCCCGGCGAAGGCATTCGCGAAGGCCGTCTCCGGGCTGAAGGACGAGTGGGACGACCTGCGCAAGTCCGTGCAGTCCAAGTTCTTCGAAGGCCTGGCGGACGTGTTCACGCAGACCGCCAAGAAGGTCCTCCCCGTCTTGGAGGACGGCCTGACCGGTGTCGCTGACGGGCTCTCCGACATTGCCGCCGCCGCACTGGATGCGGCGGACTCGCCGCAGTTCCTCCAGGGCATGAAGGACGTCCTTGACTCGACCTCGGCCGCGCTCAAGACCGCCGCGGGTGGTGTGAGCGGGTTCGTCACCGGGTTCGGGGTCCTGTTCTCGGCGTTCGCGCCGCTGATCGAGCGCGTCGGGGCCGCCGTCGCCGATCTCGGCACCGCGTTCGGGGAGTGGATGACGCACGCGCAGGAGACCGGGCGGCTCCAGCAGATCATCGCCACGATGCTCGACACCCTGTCCACACTGGGCGGGATCGTCGTCAACATCGGGTCCGTGCTCGGGTCGGTGTTCGCGGCCGCGAACGAGACCGGCGGGGGGCTCCTGGGCACCATCGAAGACCTCACCGGCCGCTTGAGTGACTTCTTCAACTCCGCCAAGGGCTCCGAGGCGCTCAACAGCTTCTTCACGGCCCTGTCGGAGGTCGGCGCGGCCGTCGTCCCGATCGTCCTCGCGCTCGCTGAGGCGTTCGGCAACGACCTCGCCCCGCACATCGCGACCATCGCGACCGAGGTCGGGCCGAGCCTGCGCGACCTCGTCGAAGCACTGGGGGACGCGATCGGGAAGATCGACGTCCAGACCCTTGCTGAAGGCCTCGTTGACGTGCTCGATGCCGTCATCCCCTTGATCGGCCCCCTCGGCGATTTCCTCGGGTGGATCACCTCCATCAAGGGCCTCGTGCCCGCGATCGTCATCGCGTTGGGGCTGTGGACGGTCGCGCAGTGGAGCCTGAATGCGGCCATGTACGCGAACCCGATCGTGTGGATCATCGCCCTGATCATCGCCCTCATCGCCGTGGTCGTGCTCCTCATCGCCAACTGGGACTCCGTGGTTGCCGCGGTCAAGGCCATGCAGGAGAAGCTCGTCGAGATCTGGGGGATGATCTTCGACTCGATCAAGGCGCACGTCGCCAGGATCGTCGATGTCCTCGCAGAATTCGGGCAGTTCCCGAACCGCGTCTGGGCGTGGCTCATGGACATGAAGGACAGGGCCATCCAGGCGTTCCAGGCGTTCCTCTCCGGCGCCAACGCCAAAGTGGACGCCATCCTCGGCGCGGTCCAGCGCATGGGCGGCATCCCCGGGAAGGTGGCGGGTTTCATCCAGTCCGCCAAGGACTCCGCCATCTCCAAGTTCACGTCCCTTGTGGACTGGGTGAAGGGCTTGCCGGACCGGATCAAGAACGCCCTCGGGAACCTCGGGTCGCTGCTCAAGAACGCTGGCCGTGACATCATCAACGGCCTGCTCAACGGCATCCAGGAGAAGTTCGGGGCCGTGCGGGACAAG